CCACCGATGAAGGCAATTAATTTCTGTTGCATCATTTTTTCCCGTGTGTTGCCGTTCGCGAATTTTGAGAAACGTAACCGCTAAATGTGAGAAATTTAAAACACTTCAAGTTTCTCATTTTTAGCGGTTAAAATCCACGAATTTTGAGAAATAAAAACGCCCTTTAAATCATCATTAAAGGGCGTTTAAATTTTAAGTCCTAGAACTTGTAAACCATGTTATCTTCGTACTTCCCGGAATAACTTGCTGAAGCCTTAACAACAACGCGCTTGGAGTTGTAAAAAGCCTCCCAATTATCAACCTGATCTTCTACCATATACTCAATAAACCGCACAAACTCCGACTTCGTTGAGCTGAAGAAAATATAAGGCGGTCGAGTAATGTTGATTAATCGGAGGAAGTCGATTAAATCAAAGTATGTCGCCTGTTTATAGCTTTCCTGACGAGTGCATAAATATGGTGGATCTAGAACGAATAAGGCTTTAGGGTCGCCACTAAATTTAGGTAAAAGCGTGTGGAATGACTCGCGCGTAATCTCAAGCCCATCTAAATATCCATCCGTTTTCGGATAATCTGACTGTCTGACACAATGCCAAAAATCGTTCTGAAATAGGTCATCCAATGTTGCCACCTGCTGGCCGCTGAATAGAAGCCAGCTCGCTAGACTATTCAGGTCAATATAACCTTTGAAATTTTGAATGATTTTGATGCATTCTGCTTTACAATCCTTCGTTAATCTTTTGTTTTTTTGCGTAGCGTTACCAACTACCGCGTAAAGCTGCGCACGAAGCGCGTTAATGTCGTCAATATGAGACAATCGCTCAGCATACCCATCAAAGTCGTTATAAATTACGCGTGCTTTAGGCTTGAGTTGTTTAGCAACGTGGCTTAATAAACCACTTCCGCCAAATGTATCAATGATAGTCCATCCCTCGCCATCGTTTTTAATATTAGCGTTTAACACTTCCTCGAAGTGTTTTAAAAACATTCGCTTTTGGCCAACGAATGGAAGTGGAGCCTGTTTAAACATAATACGTCCCGTTTGTTTTTTTGTTTGTCATAATTATTCCTTGGTTGAAATTAAGGTAGAGTTTCCGGAAATGGTTCGTCAGTTATCCAACTGACAACTGGCATTCTCATATAGTTGAGGTCTGCCGTTGGTACGCTATCCTTAAACCGTAACTCAATATAATTGCTATCAGCTCTGCTACCAATATATACCGTTGCAATGGCTTCACCGTCATCGCTATAAAAAGGAAGCATAATAGGGACGGAAGTGCGGAATCCAAGTGGTATTTTTGAATTGGGTAAAATATCCATCCGCTTGGCGTGGTTTTTTCTTCTAAAGTTAGAGCTACTACTCCCTAAAAAAGAAATGGTGTCCCATCGGCCTTTGCTAAAAGAACACTCCACGGTATTATTTACTCGTCTTAGTGATATACGACCCTCTTTAACATTTACAGAAGATCTGCTCATATCTCTTGACCCCGTATCCCCCGAAATAACAACCCATTTGTTATTCTGTTTTTGCCACAAATACGCACCGACACCGCTACCGTTTGTTGAATTATAAAAAGTGCCGTTTGGCTCGTTCCCAGCGATTTTATCCCCAGTGGTTTCGGGCTTATCCGGCCGTCCTTCGCCGGTAATAATCTGAGCGCTAGCCGGGCTATTGGTTTGCCCGCCGACCGTTGGGATTTTGCTCTCAACTCGCCGAATCTCGCCACCTAGATATTCGGCAAATTCAGTTAAACCTGCCTGTATTTCCATTATCGGTTATATCCTCGGTTATATGCATCCTTGAGGTTAATACCATCGAGAACAGTAAATCGTTGAACAAGCAATGTTAACGACTGGTTGGTTTGAGTCACTTTTTGGATCAGCTTATTAAGTCCATCCTCGCCGGTTTTAATGCCATTTAACATGTCGCCAAGCTCTTTTAGAGTGTCAATACTGGCGTCCACTTCGCCGCCCAACAACTCATTTTTAACTTCGGCTTTTGCCTGTTTTAATAGCTCGAGGATTTTTTTAGCTGATAGCGTCGATGCATCATCGGTTGCGCTATCATTGATACCAGCAGCGCGACTTGATAGCGTGCTGATAGTTTGCTTCATCTCGTTCAACGCTCCAACTAACGTTGCTTTCTGCGTTGTTGTTAGGGTTTGCGGGTCACCGATAAGCTGTCTGATTTCCTTATCTTTACCCCCTAAGAATTCTGCAAACTCTGTTAAAATCTGTGCGAAGTCTGGTCTTGCCATTGCTAAATTGCTCCTATATTAAAAAATGCCTTCAACTCCTCGAGAGTTGGTAATTTATCTGCTTGGTCGCTTTCAAGTTTGATAACCTCTCCCTTTTCTACGACCGCCACTATTTCTTGGGGTGGGTCAACCACTGCAACAATGTCATCCATTACGCGCCTCTGTCATATCAGGTGTTACATCAAATTGAAGGTTAATTCTCCCGCCTCTAATTGGCGTTTTAACCCGTCCTTTATTAGATACCGCCTGTAAATCATAGTCCGCTTGAGACCACGTTGCGTCTTTTGTTAAACTGTGACTAAACGTAACTTTTAAAACACCGCCTGGAGCATCTATAACTTCGATTTCACCTGTTGTGGATGATAGCGTTAGCACGGCGTTGTTTCGGACTTTCGCCCATAAATCAAAGCGTGCCATATCACTCAAATCGAGCGGTTTTAATGTTTTATCCGGCTGTTTTTCAAACAGGCGAACAATACATTCCTCGTCATCACCACGGTAAAGGTTAATCGTTGTTTTATCCATTTTTATGCACCATCGCTGCAAGTTGGTTTGGGCTAAATCGCCAGCCTTCTTCGCTGTTATAAATTGCGTTAAAGCACCATTCCGAACAAAAATATTTGCTTCGTTTTTGTTTAATCCCAAGCACAACACCTAACGCGCCCAACCAGTCATATTTAGCGCCGGACGTGCGGTTGTAATAAGATTTAATCTGTGCTTCTGTTACGTTATCAAGCAAAACCAAATCCCACTTGCCGGTGTCAGACAAATCAATCTGCTTATATCGCACGCCGCCATCGCGCACAGACGCTGAATAGCAATCAAAAACCGTAACATGTTCATAATGATCGCCTTGGACGAATTCCATGCGCTCAATCGCTATCTCGCAGTGTGAGTATTTCCCTTTTGTAAAAAATCGCGTTACTGCATCAGCTACGGCTTTTAATGGCTCTTTTAAAAAGCTGCGTTTATGCTTATAAAACGCGAGATAAATACGGTTAGCCATTGTTATAAGCCTCCATCAATGCATCCATTTGTTTAATGATGTCATCGTGGATTGACTGCATTTTTTCGATTGTCAATCCTGGCACTTTAAGTTCATATTTGCGCATGCGTTGGTTTGCAAGCTCAACCTGTAGTTTCTCAAGACCGGCCGCTTGCACCAAAATCAAATCTGTTGCGGCTTGGTTATTTAACCCCGCGCGCTTGGCAAAGTCTGTAATATATCGGCTGCAGTCGCCCTCATAATTCGCGGCTTTAAACGCTTCTGCGGCGGCTTGACGCTCACGGTACTCACTTTCAAATCGTGTCCATGTGCTGTAGATTTTTGCTGCATGATTGTCAATTTGTGATGTTAAGCTGTTACGCTTATCCGTTAAAAGTGCAGTTAGTTTTTCGGGTGGAATTACCCATGCGTTACCATCCCATTCGTGAGCGGGGGTGGGTTGTTTGTCCACTAACACTAATTTGCCTTTATGTAATACCTGTGTTTTTTGCGCTAACTCTTCATCCGAGTCAATGTCTAGCACAAAATACAATGATTCATCTTCGGGGACAGGATAGATAACATATTGGCTAATATCTGTTTTTAAAAAATACACTTTCATTTTTTATCCTTAGTTAAGCTAACCAAATACGACGACTTTTTTAAGTCTTGGGTTGCGCCCGTCACTTTGTGGGGTGATAGTGATATTGTTACCATTACGATGTAACAACGCGAGAGTGACATAGTTATAATCACCACCGGTTCCGCCTGTATCGTATTCGCCGATGCGTGTGTCGTGGCATTGTTCGATTGGCGCGCTGAACCAAATTGGGCGATTCGCGTTTGCTCCATGGGGAGTGTCCATTAGTACAAATAATACGCCTTTGCTAACTTGTGCATTAACTGTAATTTGATTATCCGTTGACCCTTGCCAAATAAGACGTTCTTTAGGTAAGTCTGAGAGGCGTTTGCCGTCATTCGTGACAAAATCATCTCCCCGTAATGCCCCATCGTGTCCAAACCACCATATTTTTCCGCCGCCGTTATCCGTAATTAAATGGATGGCGCCACTGCCAAATTGGTTGATTGTCCCAGAGGTCATATAGCCAAAGCTAAATGCCGTGCCATATAGATTGCCATTACTGTTAAACCCCTTGATAAAGGGATAATAGATATTTTGCCCGTTGGCATTGGGGTTGTGTACCACATACGGTGCTTTTTTGTCGTCCCATTGATTGGCAAATGCACCCTGTCCATATTCTTTCGCGATATGTCCGGTAGCACGCATAACACCACCGGTATAAATCCCCTCACGGTCAATCGTTGCGATAAATTCAGGGCTATTTTTACGGCCGCCGAGATTTAATGACCCATTGTTGTTAAATCCAATTCCGGTGACTTCGTTCCCGATAAACGTATCGCCCAAAAACTTAATTGGCATACGCCATGAGTAATTTCCGATATAATAGTTTTCAGTTGCGCCGGTAAATGTGAGTGTGCCCTTCATGCTGTCGCCACTTTTTGCGACGACATCATTAACATAAGCGATCGTACCATCTCTTTTTGGCAAAGTTGCCACTGCTACGTTTTCACCGTTTGGCTTACGATATACCACAGTAAGCATATAGCCGTTAGCGTGATTATTGCCTTCCAGTCGCAAGTAATACCCATTATTGTTATATAAATTAATACCACTGTAATCACCTTGCTTAAATGACATATCGCCTGTCATCGTATCGCCAGCTTTATTTACACGACTGTTAGCATTATCAAACGCATCCTTAACCGCCTTCGGCGTAGCTGCTTCGGTTTCTGATATACTATTAGTTGCTGAGTTTAGCTTAACAACACCTTTCTCCGTAGTTGATGCACTTGGAAGCGCATGTGTATGACCGTCAGCTTGAGTTGAGCTTGTGCTATCTGCGGTCAAATCTTTCGGCGCAGACTTTTTGCCCAATAACTCTAAAGCCTTTTTAAGCCAGGATGTGCGATTGGCCAACTGTCTAATGGGTTTATTTGTAATGCCATTCTCACCGCCAAGCACAGGGTCGTTTTCTTCAATTTGATAGACTCCGTCTTCCCATTTGTCTTGTTCTTTTAAATTTGCCATAACTGTCCTTTAAATTAGCTTTAAATCTAGTTTGAACCGTGGTTATAAGTGCCGTTATATCGCACTTTATTGTTGTATAATAATGCCACTGATTTATAATCCAGCACGGCTAACGCGCATCTCGCCGGGGTAAAATTACGCAACACTTTGCGCAAGTGCGCCGCTTGTTCGTTTGAGATTGGCTGGTTAAGTCTGATAGCGTAATAAGCCCATTTATCACTTAACGGTATGGTCTGAACAAACTTGTGATTATAAGTCCGCGCTTTTAACCCCTCGTCAATCTCAATCTCGCCGAATCCTAACCGGCGGCAGACTTCGCGAATTGACCACGGCGTGCCTTTATATCGATGGAGTTCAATCGCGATGCGAATTAAGCTCCGTTTAGAGCTATCACTATCTGCGATAAACGCCCCGTCATAACCCGTCACGCTCCATTTTTCAGCAAGCAAAGAGATAAAACTATCATCAATTAACTCGACCAGAGTTGTCATCACTTTGCTGTTTTCGAGTTTATTCAAGCCTAGGCTTAGGTCGGCCAGCGCTTTATATTTTGCTTCTCTTTCAATTACATCCGCATACGTTAAATTAGCCATTAGAGCGCTCCTTGGCGGCCTCTATATTAATCCCCGTGCAGTTTGCCCATTCCGTTTCACCGACTACAATTTTTGCTGGTGCAGTTAAATTAACGTCATACACGCCTTCAACGCGCAGTGCGCTAATAATTGCCGATGGCACAACATCAACCCCAAGTTTTTTCGTTTTGTCTGATAGGTAAAGCTGTAACGCATCGCGCGCCTTGGACTTAACCACGTCTTCACGATAGCCTTCGAGCAATGTTAATGTCGCGGTGATTTGATAATCTCGCTTAGTTGGTGCAATAACCTCCACCGTATCGCACAATGGTCGACGGCGCTCGGGGCCGACATATTGCTTCACATCATTTAAAAGACGGCTGTCAGGCAATCCTGTTTTGGTTAATACCGTGATTCGGACAAGCCCACCGCGTGGAGTCGATACATTGACATCGGCAATATCTTGTGAGACGGCGCGGGTGTGATAATCGTACGCGGCGATTGAGCCACAACTGGTAAACGCTTCCGGCGCAGCAAGAATTCGAGCGCGGTATGGATCATCTTCTTCGCGTAATAAACCACCGCTTGGCACATCAATATTAGTGACAGTTATTTCGCCAGCGAAGTTAATTTCGCTTTTAATCGTTTTTATTCGTCCACGCTCCCAGCCGTTACCCACCGTGCCTGGCTTGTTACAAGCCGCCTCAATTTCTACATAAGATATAAGCGGGGTGATCACATCATCATTTAGCGTGACAAATTCAATGTCATCAGTGACCGAAACTCGCGTGCCTTTTGGAATAACTACAGACGGATGTTCGCCGTTAATGCTAAAACGCAAAATGGTGCGCGCCGGACGTTCGAGTAATCTATAACAGCCAAACGTTTCACCGCATAAATCCAACGCAAGACCAGTGGCAAATTGCGGGAATGTTTGACGAAACGCCTCATTAACGCCTTGTCTCGCCAAGCTTTCACGCATGGCATAAACATTAATAAGCAAACGTTCAATGTGCGCTGGTTGTAAGATTTTCCCGGTGCGTTTTTCATACTGCGAAATCGCTTCACTTAAAATGCTCTCAACATTGTCGTCTACGACTTTCACTTCATTTCTATTCATCCGGTAATCCTCGTGGTATAAATTTCACGATGCACGTCTTCTGTAAGTGACCAAAAAATTAAAAACTCAAAGTGCGGGGCAGTCCCTTCTACATTGACCGAGTCAACTTTAATTCTTTTCTCCCAACGCTGAAGAGCTAACGTAACCTCGCGCACGATGTTTGGAGTTGCGATATCTTCCGGCTGGTCGATATATTGAAAGTGATCACTGCCAAATTCAGGTCGCAACACATCCGTCCCTTTCATCGTTGAAAGGATGTGGCCAATACATTGATGGATGTCATCAATACCTTGCACAACTTGATTTTCAATGTTAGGTGCAATCTGCCAGTGTGTTGTGATAAGAGTGCTTTGTGTGTTCATAGCCTTGATGATACAAGGCTATGCTAAAGAGTGCTTTTAAAGCGATTTAAAGAAGTGGGCTATTCCGGAAGGCCTGTTTTACCGCCGGAGTCGCCTGGGTGTTTGTGAGTACCAAGCTCAATAGAGCCTTGTTTAACTTTTGGCGCAGATACTTCTGTGCTGGATGTAATTTTTCCTGACACTGTTAGTTTCCCGCTAATTGACGTATCAGCATTGATTTTTACACCTCCGCCAGCGGTCACGGTAACGCTACCGCTTGTGTTGATATTAATCTCGCCACTTTTACGATTGTGCGAAATCACTGTCCCGTTTGTGAACTTTTTAACCCACATATTGTTATCATTCGCCGGCGTGGTGTCTTTCTCGTTGTAAATTGCGCCCAATACGCAGCCACCTTCCCCGCGCGCATCAAGTAACAACGCCACTAATTCGCCCTCATCAGGCAGACAATAAAACTGATTGCCCCCAGCATTAGGCGTTAAATAAGACAACCAGGCTGTTTCTAAATCTTCAAGCGCGGGGATTTTGCACCGCACTTTATGGTTCGCGGCATCAACTGCTGAAATAATGCCTTCTTGATAAGTTGCCCCAAAGTCATGCGTTTTCATTTATTCCCTCGCTTGATTTTCCGTTAGTGCGCCTGTGCTAAGCAAATCATCCGGGATAAACTCTAGCATGCGCACATCAATACTTGTGGTATAGCCGCCTCCACGGGTAATACTATGCCGGGATGATTTTATTAAATATTTCCCACTAAAAATGCCAAGGTTGCGCAGTAATATTGTGCTGCCGGCCACGAGCTTAGGATTGCCGACCAGCGTGATATTTCCCGCTGTTTGGTCTTCGTTTTGTTCGGCCAACGCGGCATCGGCACGCGCATCAATCTGCTCCTGGGTTTCCCCGCGGGTGACAATCTTCAACGTGTCCCCGCTTGCTGCCTGGGCTTGCTTCATCTTTTCGCGCAACGGCTTTGCTTTTTTACGCTTTTTGATGACTTTCTTTCCTGTGGCATCATATCCACTCACGTCAACTTCCTTGGCCGTATCCTTGATTCTATCGCGCAAGGTAATCGATATCGTATCTCGCTCTTCAAGCGCCGCCACGGATTCTTCTTTGCCTAGCTCGTCTTTATCCGTGAACACAAGCTGATCACCCACTATCTTAAAGCTGTGATGATATTCTCTTGCCAATCTTGCCAAAAACTCAACATCACGCTCTTGATATTGCGTCACGCGCTTAACCGGAATAGGCTTAATTGTCCCGACTACTTTTAACTTTAATTTTTCTGCAATAATGCCCACTATTTGCTTGAGCGTTGTGTTTTCATAGGCTTTAGGTTTTAACGTGCGATTTGCCTTTCCAACCCCCGTACTCAACGCCTTGATTTGAATATATGATGGTCGGTAGTTATATTCCACCTCGTCAATTTCAAACGCCCCAATATCAGCCAGCAGCGCCCCTTTATAACCAATAGCCGCCTTTAATTTATCCCCTTGCGTTGGATACCACTGGCGCACCCATTTCCCGCTAATATCCTCAAACGTTATCGTCAGCTCGTCCGACTCGCCCTCAAGGTTATCGGTGTAGGCAAGCTCAATTAAGTGGGGTTCAATATCAGCGGTAATATTGGTTTTTTCGTATAAAATAGAAAAGTCAGGGGTTGGCACGTTACTATTCATTATTACCTCTCAACCACGGCGGCATTGATTCATTATTTGTAGGCTTAATATTTAGCACCGGAATATAAACTGTTGCCCCTGTTGGCAGCACTTCGCACAAACCTATGTGCGGATTGGCATTAATAATGCGTTCAAAGTCCAATGCGTTGCCATAATAGTAATAGGCAAGGTTATCCCAACGCTCGCCTTGTTTTACGGTATGTTTAAGTACGGTCTGTTGTGTCATCAATTACGTCCTCATCTTTGCGTAAAACGACCCAGGCGGTCATTTCTGCCACAGGTGCTGCTGCGTTATCAACCCGCTCATTAATATTGTCCAGCGCGCTATCTGCGGGCTTAAACCAGTTATTCCAATCCGCGCCGCCGGATTGTTTTCCTAGCGTTAGACTATCTTTCATAGACATTAAATCTTCATAAATACCCGCACTTTCCCGGGCTAAATCACTCGCCGCTGGCATCACTTTATGTACGCCTTCCAGCAAATCTCTCATCCCGGTAAGCTCACCAAAATTACCAATCGCCCCGTCAAGATTTTTTAAAATACCAGGCAAATATGCCAACGCGGCAGCCGGGTCATCAGATAGCTGGCGAACAACGGCCACGGTATCTCTAACGCTGTCAATAATTTGTCGGCCTTGGTTAAATAACTCCGCACCTTTTTGCACGGTTTCTTTTACCTGGGATAACGCCTTTACCGCACCAGCTGGCAAAATAGATCCGAGCAAGGAGTTTCCACCAATATTTAATGCAGCACCCAAAGGATTCTCTTCAATATCGCCTACAAATTCACGCAAGCTAATATTCATCTCGCGGCATAGGGCGTTCCCGAGCTTATCTGTAAACAAGGTGACTGATGATATATCGGTGATCACAAAATTGCCTTTATACTTACCGCGGCCAATAATCAATGGCTGCGCGGCTTGTTTTGATTTTGCCCCCAACAACTCCTGGTAGCGGCGCTCAACCCCGCCAAGCGTATGATGCAAGCGAATTGCAAAATTAAGCTCGGTGAGCTTCTCGCCCATAGCTTGCAAGCGGGGTTTTCCTTTTAAGACTGCATGCTCGGCAAAATCTGCGGCGTGGGTTTCATTAAAGTCAGTTAAATCAACAGGCTCAAATGCCACACTTCCTAACATAAAATACATTAATATGCTCTCCGTTGTTGTTGGTCTAACACGCGCTTCAACATTATTTCAAACTCGCTTAAACTCATCTTTAAGCCTTGTTGAACCTGGTTTAAAACGCCGTTTCCGTCACCATTTGAGCCGCCATTGACGTTGATTGTCGGGTTAAAATTAACCACCACGCTATTGGCTGCCCCGGTAATTTGCGGCATGATATCCGCGCGATTGAGCGGCTGATAATTGGCAAGAACGCCTGTGTTATGGGTCACACCATTTAGCCCCACAGCCCCAGCAAGGTTATCTGATGCGGCTTCTGCGATGGATGTTGATTTATCCATCCCAATCGCGAGCCCCTCCACAACATTCACGCCATAGCCTTTAAACACTCGGCTTGGCGAATGAATACCCAGCTTCTCAGCGAACCACCCCTTAATGCCGTCGCCTAAATCGGAAACGATTTTTTTCGCTTCTTCCCAGGCGTTTTTAATACCGTTCACTAATCCGTCTATCATATTTCGGCCAAAATCCATAAACTTAGCCGGCACATCAATTCCGAACCAGGAAAGCACAGAAGAAAAGACCTGCTGAAATAAAGCCAATGGCGACCAGCTTAGAATGGTCGATGTAATATTGCCGATGCCGGTTGTGAAGAAATTACTGATATTTATCCAGGCAGTTGAGCAGAAATTTGTGATACCGTTCCAGGCGTTAGAAAATACCCCGGAAACCTTGCCCCACAATTCAGAGAACCATGGCCCAACTTTTGACCAATTCTCATAAATCAAATACGCTGCAACCGCAATCCCCGTAATGATTAACCCGATTGGATTGGTAAGCAAAGCACGACTCATAATTAAGATCGCTTTTCCAAACATCATCGCGCCCTTTATCACATAGCCTATTAAATAACCAAGACCAAGTGACAGTTTGCTGATTGCTGAAAATAAAAATTTCCCTAAGATGCCGCCCAGGAATTTCCCCGCTTTAATAAACGGCAATAATCCAGCCGCCACAAAAGAAAACGCTGAGTGAAGCGTTAATAAACCACCCACAACCGCAGCAACACCGCCACCAATCGTCAAGACCCAGTCCATAATTTGCGGGTTAGTTTCCATCCATTTTGTGATGCTATAAATGACTGGTGTGATATTTTCAACAAATGATGAAATCACCGGCAAAAATGCAGACCCAATTTTTGTCGCCAATTCTGAAATACTGCTTTTTAACTTGGTGAGCTTGTTTTCTGCTGTATTACTCCGGTTTTCAAACTCGCGCTGCATTGAGCCGATATATTTTAAATTCCCTTGCTCATCGGTTTCTTGCAATAACCCTAACTGGCGGTTATATTCCCCGGTGTTTTGCGCGAGCAACAACACATCATCGGCATATTGTTTACCAAATATCTTGGCAAGAAGCGGATACTGCTTATCTTTCGGCATCTGTTTCACTTTTTCAATGAAAGACGAAATCGCGCCTTGCGCGTCTTTATTCATCGCAGCTGCAAAGCTTTTTGTCGTAAACCCTAGCTGTTTTAACTCTTTCGCATGTTCGCCGGCTTTAAGTTGTAAAAATGATGACGACATGCCTTTCACCGCTTGAGCAGCAAGCTCAGGAGCCTTACCCATCGAAAGGAAGGTAGATCCTAGCGCGGCTGATTGTTTTTCGGTAAGCCCAAGCATTCTTGTATCTGAGCCGACCCGTGTGATGACATTTACAATATCTTTCGCTTTCGAGTTGGCATTATCGGATAGGTGGTTAATCACATCCCCAAATTGCGCCATCTCTGTGATTGGCTTGCCAAGCACGTTAGCCATGGTTGCCATCGCCTCACCCGCATCACCGGCTGCCATATCAAACGCCACCCCCATTGTTGCTGCGTCCTTAGCGTATCCGAGTAGATTTTCCCGCGCCACGCCTGATTGACCGCCAGCCGCAACGATAGCGGCAATTTCTTCCCCGGCCATTGGGATTGTGCGAGTAAGTTTTAGAATATCGTCGCCCATTTCTTTGAATTGAGCTGGCGTATCAAAGTTTACGACCTTTTTAACATCGGCCATTGCGCTTTCAAATTTAATTGCGGGGTCGGCTAGTCCGCGAATAGTCCCCATAGTAGCCGTAACGGATGACGCCAGTGCTGTAAACCCGGCCACTCCTGTTTTAGCCAATGCGCCCATCTTTTTAGAAGTACTAAGGCTTTGGTCTTGCAATATTTTAAAACTATTGCAAACAGAACGGATGCCCTTAACCGCACCTGTCACGCCGGCTGTAATGACTAATCCTATTGCTAGATTGTTTGACATGTTTTATAGTCCCGTTTAATTAATAAGGAGGAAGAAATGACAAGAGAAAAATGGGTGGAAAACACACAGGCTGTTTTATTACTTGCACTTGTTTTAAGTTATCTCGGCAGCCTTTATCATTTTTTAGTTTTTTATTCAGAAAGTAACTCGCTCTCATGGATTTCCGTTTGCGTATCTGCTTTTTTATTTGCACTACCGTGGATATTGGCCGGCTTCCTGGTGATGTTTTCGTGTAGAGTTATTATCATCTCGCTTTTTGGCTTATTCACCACGCTTCAAACCCTACTTAAACACTAAACAAAAAGCCGCTTAAATAGCGGCTTTTGTGTACCTTGCTTTTATCTGCCGCTCCGCTTGAATAATCCAACGTTCCACTTCATCAAGCGTCATCTCTTCCAGCTCGCTTGGCTGGAATCCAAACCAAAAAGCCAAGTCGGCCAGGGCTGCATTAAGGCTTTCCGCGACTACTTTCCCTTTTGCATTTTCTCAACAATTTTTGATGCGGCCTGGAAGTCGGCAATATCAAGCTCGTCAATATCTTCAGGCACTAAGCCTGTGACGATTGCAAGCAAACTCACCGCCATTTCGGTTTCGGTTTTACCTGTCATTTTGCGAATATCGCGCACTTTCGGACGGCGAATTTTTAACTCGGTGATGGTATTTCCTTGCCCGTCAGGGAAAGGGAACTCTAATTTAAGAATGGTTTCAGACATAAAAAAACTCCTTTGTGAGTAGATTTGTTTAACTTCACAAAGGAGAATACAACTTTGACCGGTTGAATGATTTTAAATAGATTTAAAGGTTTTCACCCCTTTATTGACCGATATTAGTGCGGTATTTTTGCAACACATCTTGGCCGTTTACACGGTAGATATTTGCAAGCACATCAATAAATAAGATCTCTTTGCCGGCTACGGTCTGTTTGATTGAATAAACATCTACCGTATCACCAAACTCTGAATTCTCTTTATTTTTCTGCGCCGTACCACCAATTTTGCTGGCTGACACATTCATAATGGTCACCATCGGCTCTTCAGCAGCCAACCCGCGTGGGTCAAACACCTGGAGGTTTGAGCGGATCATTAGCTGTGAATTTTTATAAGGGTTCAACAACAATGCGCGCACTTCCGGGTAAAAGCTATCCCAGGTGATTTCTGCTTCGATAGCGTTAGTGCCGGCCGGAAGTTTAATCTCACCATGCAGCCCTAAGCCTTTATGGGCAACCTTTTCAAACTCAATGTCCGGGATTTTCACTTCATTCGCACGCCCCATTTGACTGTTACCGTTAATGTACACGTTGCCGTTGACGATTTGATTAATAGAAATACTCATCGGTTTTTACTCCTTAGCGTTGTGAAACTAAATTCACTAAGTATTTACGGGTCATGACGGACTTGTTCGAAATCAATTCCGCTGGAAGTTTAGGGGTGTAGTCATAAACTAACGGCACGTGACCTTTGCTGAATTCATCAACTAAATCAGTGTCATAATCAAGACTTACGCTATAGCCCACAATACTCGGAAGCGCACGCAAATAGGTATCTACCGTTTCAAGCAAGCTGTCAATTAATGCATCGTCGATTGGACGGTCAATGAATTGCAACTCTGTGCGGCGGATGCTTTCATCAATTAAGTCACCGGTGCGAAGCGCGGTTTCAAAGTTGATGATATGCGTGACGGTCGGATAATTTGAGGAGCGGTTACCCCATAATCTGAAACCTGTACCGAAGCTGTTGAAAATGGTTGTAATGCCCACCGCATTTAACTGGTTGGTCTCTGATTGTTCATCATCAACACGTGCAGTCAGTGGGATTTCCATGCCAATCACCCCTTGTAATGGGCGGTTTGATGTTGAGAACCAGTACCCGTTTTCGGTATCGGTTTTCATTCGCAAGCCAGCCGCATGCACCGCAAGGCTTTCTAACGTATTGCTTGAGCCGATGGCGTAAGGGAAGAAGTGGCGCGCACGCTCAGTGCTTGCAGACGCGTTGATTGTTCCCAATGGGCCACGGCCTTTGATTGCATCAGAAAGACTTGTGCCTTTTGGTAATTGCACATAAGCCACTGCTTTCAACTGTTCTGCGAGCGTGGTTAATGCTGCCGCACAACTTGCTGTCTTATCAAACTCAGGACAGATTAAAATCTTCGCATCAGCACCGTATAGGTTAAAGCCATCGCGCAATAACTCAAATCCTTTGCGTTTACCGGTTGCAGAATCAATGCCACCTTTGATGTCGTCTTCCGTTACTTTTGTTGGGTCGGCGTATTCATAGGTCGCTTTTAACGTTTCGTGTTTTGCTTTTAATGTAATTTCACCTGTTTGCAAATCTACCGCATAGTCTTGACCGAGTGTCAATGGGCGATCAGTGCTTAAGGTTAAATTTAAAAGGCCTGGGTGTGCTGTTTTAGCGCGCAAGGTGTTTGCATCTTGCGTTAATGCTTCATCGGTAACGCTTGTTTTGTGTTTTGCTGGGTCTAAAACATTGACCACATACACTTTACCCGCTGAATAGCGCGATAAAACATCAAATGCGTCAGGAAGCGTAAAGCCCTTGCCTAAGATTACGCCAAATTTTGAAAAATCTTTGGTCGTTTGACACACAGTCAATTCATTCACCGCGCCGATAGGTGCTGTACCAACGATACCAATAATTGCACCGTCGACAGTTTCCACCGCAACAGAACCACCTGCTACGCGAATTGTTTTCGTCCCGTGATGGAATGCCATAATTTTCTCCTATGGTTGTTTGGGATTAGGTTTATCCGCACGGCGATAGCGTGCGGTGGTAAATTTAGGTAAATTGCTTGGTTCGCAAAGCTCTACTTGCCATGTTTCGGTCTGCACCAAAAGCTGATACTGCCAAAGACCGTCTGACTCGCCGCCAAACTCTTCACTCACTAAACTACACGCTGTGCAGTTAGTTGGCCTAAATCCAACTATTGCCAAGCGGAGCTGGTCTAACATTTCAATTGCCCCGTGGTCGTCATGCTGACTTCGAGCAATCACAGTAAGCGCAACCATAACAACGCGGCGTTGCTGGATGACATCCACACTGTCGATGCTTTCAAACTTCGACCCGGCGTATTGCACCAAAACAGCACCGAATTCGTCTGTGAGATTGTAGTGCTCCAAATTGTCAGGAAATAACTCAATGCTGAACTTGTCCGTTTTATCGGCTATCCGTTGCTGTATGCTTTCTAAAATCGGCAGCGTTGCACTCATATTAATATCCTGTTAAATCGAGCTTCTGTGGCGCGCGTGTGTTGAATTTCAGCGCGCTTGGGTAGTTGTCATCGGCCGCACTCCCGATTTCCGCTAGTCCGAGATGCAGTTTGCCGTTTTGAATCCGTTCCAGGTCTTTCAAGGCTTGTGCGTGAGTTTCGCGAACATTGTCCGGAAACCCTTTACCGTCAGGACGGCGGGAATACAACCAATGACGTGCGATTTGCAAACAAATATTGCGTACCAAGGTCGGCACTTGATTTAATGGCAAGACGTAACGCGAGCGCAAATAGCCGTCCACGGTTTCCGTGGCGTATTCGCAAGCTTTATCCAATGTCATCTGATTTGCGGTAGTTGCGCGTGATGTATCATTTGATAGGGCGATTAGCGTACTCTCGCTCATTACATCTTCTAAATCTTGTGCCGTGATATACATTACTTGTTTTTACCTTTGCTTGATTTTGTGGTTTCTCCCGCTTCTTCGCCTGGCTCTTCCTCAGACGTTTCAGCAGCCGCTTCTTCGCCTGGCTCTTCCGCTGCCGTTTCAGCGACCGCTTCTTCGGCATCGCTTTCAACCTGTTCAGCTGCGGTTAATTCATCGCTAGCTGTTTGTTCAGCTTGTGCGCGTTGCTCGCCGTTAGTTTCAGCCGGCGTAATGTAAATCGCGAGCTTGTCAGCTTCTTCTTCGGTAAGCTCAATGACATCGTTTTGCTCATATCGCTTGCCGTTGTGTAAAATTGCCATCGCCGCTGCGACCAAAAATGCCGTTTTTTGTTTATCTGACATAATTCACCCTTAAAATAAGTTGAAATTAAACCGCACTTAAATCGCGTTTAAATGCGGTTCAAATTGTGGTTAAATACAACCTTTGATTAAGTAACCCGCAGATTTACCCACGATGTATGGTTTATTGATATCGGTCGTACGAACGATTTCAACTTTGCCACCCACTTCGGTGTAAGTATCTACATATAAGCCGTTTTTGCGGCGTACGGTATAACCAAATGACGGTTCGTAGATATTTTGTTTTTGCTCTTTTGATGCCGGCGCAACATAAGCCAACACAATCGCTTTCGACCAAATATCTTTTAATTCACCGGCTTGTTCATGCACCGCTTCACCCACAACAACACGATCTACTTTGATTAATTTTGCAAAGTCTTCCGGTGTTAATACGGCAGTCGCCACGTATTTGATTTTTTCTAATACTTTCGGGTGTTCGCTTAACACTTCCCACACGTCACCGGAAATTGCACAAACGTTTGGTTTACGGCCAGTGGTGCGTTTAATTGCACGAATACCTGTTTTAATCACACCAATAGGGTCTGAATTAGGGTCGGTAAATTGAGACGTGCCGCTTAAGGTCACTTTGTTTGTGGTTTCGTAATTAGCTTCGTTTAAAGCTAAGTCTGCACAAGCTTTTTCACGGCCAAGCGCGATGACATCTTGTGTTACACCTGTCGCATATTGGCGTAATGGATAAACACCTTCGGTTTCATTCACTTCGCGGATGTCAATTGGGTATTCGATGTCGTTTTCTTCTAAAACAACAGTCAATGAACCAATATCTTCCGGCGTTAAACGATTTGATGCCGCACGAAGCTCGCGTTTGGTGGTTTGTAAACGGAACGCTAAGCGACCGAATGTAGGGATTTTGCCACCTTCTTTTTGCGTTTCAGCGATAGGGAACAACACTTCAGAAATCATGTTGCCGTTGTAATAACCTTGTGCGAGCGCCGTTAATACCGGGTCAACTACGCGTTGTTTTGATAAATCAGTCATGCATTTGCTCCTTATTGAGTGATTGCGTTAAATGCGGTTGTGTAGCCCACATTGTGTTCTTTCATATAAGCGCGGACTTTCTTGTCCATATCAATGGACTCAGCGCTTGTGCCTTCGGCGTATTCCACCGTGCCGTCTTCTGCGGTTGTGGCATTTTCTTTGGTAGCCACTTCGTTAAATTCAACGATAGCGGGCTGCGCTTCTAAAAACGCCTTGATTTTTCCGTGTAGGCTTTCACCTTCACCGAATTCAACCACACCGCCAGCTTCAGTTGTTGAACCGAGATTTAATAAATCAATGGCCTGTTGTTTTGCCACCGGGGCTAATTTGCCCGCTTTTACTAAACCCTCGGCAAAGTCGGCATTGTCGGCTTTGGCTTGGTTAAGTGCTGCTTCAGCTTTTTCGGCTTTCAACTGTTGGTTTTCTGCCTTGAGCTGTTCAATTTCTTCAGGGGTCATTTCAGGTTCTCCTTGTGGTTCTGAAGGTTGTTCTAAAGTGGGTTCGTTAAAACTAGGAATAGGCGAGCCAACTTCCGCTTGGTTGATACGTCTATATTCGTTTCGGATGGACTCTTCTTGCACGCTTAATACGAGATAGTCCGGAATGGCTTTATCGGCCTCTTCCTGGCCGTGCGCGCCAATAAACCAATCGCGCAAACGACGCCAAAGGCTGGCTTCTGCCCAATCAGAAAAATCAACCACGCCTTGCTCGTCTTCAGCAAATTCCGGGTTGCGCAGTCCTTTTACCGCTGGCGGCATCGCGCCTAAAAATCCAACATGGCGCAAATACAAATTGCCAGGGCAAGGGTTGTTTGGGCTGTCTGCTAAATAAAATGATGATGAGACTTTTTTGAATCTCCCTTTATCTACCATTTCGGCAAATTCAGGGTCTACCTGGTCAAATTCGGCTTTTAATACATCGCCGTCTAATTCAAGGCGTTTTACCCAACCATACGCGGGTGCGTTGTGTTTAGGGTGACCAATCACCGCTGGGGACTCATGAAAGTTTACGTTGTAGGCGTTAACCGCTTGTTGCAAATCTTCCGTGGTAATTTCCACTTCTAAGCCATTTGCATCGGTGCGTTTACCCGCTTTGAAAATCTCAATTAATTGCATAAGGTATCCTCGTTTGAATACCGCTAGCATAGAGAAAAAATGCGGACTTGAATTTTAAAGTGGTTGAAAGAATAAAAGAGGGATTTTTGACGCGGGATTAAAATGCACTTTATCTTTAAATTTAAAACGCTTTAAATGGCGTTCAAATCGTTTCAAATCGATTTAAATTTTTTCGGTCGATAAATTGCATTAATTTTAAATAAAAGCTCTGTGGCGCGAATTTGTGGCGTTATTTTGATTTTTTGCTTTTACTTTAAATTTTTGTCAATTTGTCGTTGTAAAAGTGCGGTGGATTTCTTCAGAAGTTTTTGACCGTCACTTTCGTTGATACCCAACCAAGGGCGCGCTGGAATTTTAACCTTACGACCACGTCCGGCGTTTCCACCGAATTGATGTAGGCGCGCATATTTCGCGTCACTACCAAACTCAACATGGTCATTATCGTAATTATACGCGGTTCTGTCTGATAGGTAACCATCTTGGCGTAAAATCTTTGTGCTTTTACCGCGTTTCATTTTCAACGCTTTCGTGCGTGGCGATAACGCTTGCCAACGATTACCTTTTGGATCAATCTCAGCTTTAAAGCGGGCATCATGAATTTTTTTCAATGTTTCGCCCAGCAAACCATACAGCTGACGTGGCTTTTCTAATTGATTCGCAATGCTTGTCAATTTCTGAATGGCTTGATTATCGTTAATGGTAATCTTTAACATAATTTTCTCTTGATAAAAATAATGCCTGGGCGTATAGTGAAATTGCGGTGGGGGTTTCCTACTGGAAAGGTTGCCTGGCATAAGCCCGCATTATCCTGTTCGAATCAGGCAAACCACCGCAATAATCACAACTCCCCATATAACACTTCAAACCGTCCTAACGAGCTTAAATCTTCTAAACGACTTGCAGTTCTGACCATGTTCAATTTATGCGGTAGCTTCTTCCCACTCAACGCGTCTTTTAGCTTAATTTCATAGTCCATTTTAACTGCCACTTTTCCTTGTTCGGTTTCATAAACGAATAACAGGGTCGGTTGTTTTTGTTGGTCGTCCAATAAGATTGCTTTCGGGTGGCGCAGTTTTTCTGGTAACTGTTCCCAAAACTCCACCGGCAAGCTAATGCCTTTTGCTTGTTTGGTATCCCGTAATGCATGCAGCACATCTTCATCACGCACGGCGATTACCGCGCTCTGCGGGGCTTTTTCTAAATTATCAAGTTTAGTTAATACTGGTTCAGGAATTGTCCCCACATACTTCATATTGCCACGTGCGATTTTTTGCTGGCTGACAGTATCGACCATTTCTTTCATCGCGCCGTTTAATAACACCATGGCTTTCGGGTTCTTCAATACGTCATCAATTAACAGGCTCGCTAAATGCGGCTCGGCATTTGTCATTTTTTGCAATAACAACTTGTCCACATCAACATCGCGAGACTGAGTTAAACGCTCAAAGTTATAAGGTGCGAAGCCTACATCATAACCTTTCGGCACGCGTACTGTGCGCGGGTTGCCGGAACGCACACCGACCAGTTTTTCTTCCCATTCGATTTCAGGCGATTGGCTCACGGTTTTACCCATTTCGGCTAAGTCGTCTTCATCATGCGCTGATACTGTGCAGTGGCAACCGTACGCTTTGATTGGGTAGTAATAGCGCCAAAACGGATCTGTGGCCGGCAGAATTGTGCCATCTAACGCAATATGCTCCTCGCGCGGATGTTCATTATCATGGTGGTGATATTCCCAATAAGGCAATACATCGACCAAATCCAAATGCTGTGCCAAACGCCCCCGGTTATATGCCCCATAAACGTTGGTGTCGTAAATAATCCGTGTGCGCCAGTTTCGCCCGCCGTTATATTGCCAGCCGGTATTTGCCACGATTTCATCAAAACGCTTACGAAATCCCTCTAAGGTTTCACCATTTGCGATGGCGTCATCTACCGCTTCGCGAAATGCTGTCAACACTTCATTACGGTTTGCGCCGGCCACCATAAAAAAGTAGTCGTGTTCTTCACCCAGCACGTCTAAATAGCTATTAGTAGGCAAATTGAGTTTTTTCTCAAAATATTTGACTTGCTCTTCAAAAGTGAATTTACTCATTTTATTTACGCTCATCTTCAACGGATTGACGGCCAGCAAAGTGTGCTGTTGTTGATGCCCATGCCATCACCTTGCCGTATTCTGCAAAACTCAACTCAGGGATCAAACTGTCTAACTGGTTGCGAAAATCCTCCAGGCTTTCTGCTTGCGATAACTTATCCTGGATGGTTTGCAGCCATTCTTCCACAAAGGGTTCACCTTCGACTTCTAGCTGCTCCCCAATAGTTTCCACGATAGATTTAGGAATTTCCTCGGCAAAATCGGCCGTATTTTTGACCGCACTTTTTTCAGGTGCTGTAACTACAATGTCGCCTTCTTCAAATCCATAGGTTCGCATGATGTATTGTTCGGTGAATTGCACGCCTAAACCCGCCAATAATTCGTCACGCTCGGCTTGTAATTTATCAATGCTTTCCTGTTCGTAAAGCTCAAATGTCGGCAGCGTATCCACGTTGAAATTTAACTCGCAAATCCAGGCTAATAATTGGTTAAATACACCTTCAACCATGCGGGCATCATCATCGCGAATATCACGGGTCACTTCTAAGCCAGCCGTGGCGCTTGCACGATTTGCTTCGGCTTCTGTGGTTTGATTTTGCCCTAATAATGCGATGGCGATTTCTGATTTGCAGTATCGAAGAAAATCATCAAACACCTGCGATGACCCGCCTTTGCTTCCGCTTTCAAGCATATCAATAGAGCTGTCATCCGGGATAGCTGCCACGGCTGTGCCGAGCATTTTTTCCATGCTATCTAACAACTCATCAATTTCATGAGTGTTAGCGTTTCGTGGGTATTTACCAACCAACCACGGCGAGCCATATTTCTCAGCAAATTCTAACCAAAACTTGAACCCGCCTTTCTTAAAGGTCGCCGCCCAAAAACACATCGCCAGGTCTGCACGACCGTATGGGTTCATGTAGTCGGCCTGTTGGGTTGCGAGTAAAAATTTCTTTTCCGGCACAATGCCGCCATTGCGGTTCTCTTTTGTGCGCAGCATTAAACGGTTGCCTTCATCAAATACAAACCACTCTTGTGGCTTTCCGACTATTTCAGTCGGGAGTAATAACCCGTTCTCGCTTGCCCACATTACCTCAATCGCCTGGTAACCAAACAGGGTGGCGTCTAAAATTTGATTAATGATTTGATTTACGGGTAAACGGTCAAAAAGAGAGGCCAGGATTTCATCTGTTTTTTCATTTCCGGTTGGGGTAATGCGCCACTCTAAACCTTTAATTGCAGCTTTACGGCGGCGAACACAACCACCCACATGGCTATCTGACAAAATTTCGCGATAGACTGAAATGTCGCGCCCCATTTTCTTCAATACAGGATCAGGGTTTGGGAGGTAGTGCATAAACGACCAAAAGTCGATAGCCTTCGCGCGGGTAGCGATGACGCCGATTAAATCTTGTTTTTTTGTTGTCATAATTAATATCCTTGGGTCATTTTACGACTTGTTCGTTGTTTACGGCTGTACGCCTTGACCGGTTGCATAACCGCCTCCGTTGCGGCGGTTAAAGCTAAAAAACACGCCCAGGTTCGGTCGGCGTGACCGTTACTGTCGCTTTCTGCGGTAAACCGTGGTTGGCCATTGCTGCCGGTTATTTTTTTGAGCTTGTGTAAATCTTCTCGCAAATCCGCGTCACCTTGCGGGATGCGAATTTTGCGGTCTTCAAATGCCGTTTTACCGATAGTGGCCATTTTTAGTTTGGTGGAAACGTTAAAAAGGACACCTTGAATTCGCTTGCCGTGTTCGTACTGTGCGTCCTCGACCATTTTTTCACCCATACCTGTTTGGTCGAGATTGCCGCCTACTACGTGATACTGGCGCATGATACGGTTTAACTCTTCCTGTTGTTGGCGTAATTGCACGCGTTTTAATGTCACAATCTCTCGCGTCCAATACACATCGCCTACCAATTCAACCACCCAAATCACCGTCAAGTCATTGCGCACCGCGATATCCATTCCCACAAAACAAGCACCGCCTTGATAGAGTTCGGGCTTGCCAGCGTCCGGATGTTCCACACTATCAATTAAGTCATAGGATAGCCATGCACTTGCTTCATCTAGCCATTTGAGTTCAAATTCTTGCGCCCAAGCGTCTTCATCATTTAAACCACGGCGAAGCTGTTCAACATCACGCGGCAATCCGTCAGCAACCGCCTGGTAAATATCAACTGTGTGGCGAGACCATTCAGTGTTATTGACATCGGTCATTAATTCGTAAAACTTATTCCCCTTGCCGTTTGGAGTTGATACCACGCGCAATTTCCATCCTGCAGAGATTACCGGGAATAATGCTTTCCAAATCTCGCGGCTATCTGCATGGAAGGCAAACTCATCTAAGAACACATTTGCCGAGAAACCACGGGCGGTATCAGGGTTAGCGGGAAGCGCGGTGATTTTTGAGCCACCTGGAAAAACAACTTCGAGCGCGTTGATTGTTGAATTAAACGGCACTTCCAATACTTCACAAACCATGCCTAGCGCTTCAAGGTGGCGTTTTACCCCCTCGTTCATCGCTTCTTTTGCCTGGCGTTCCCCGCGAGATAAAATAACCCAGCGAGTACGTTCACCCTTGGCTTCTGACGCCAAACAATCCATCACAATTTCAAAAGTGGTCGTAAATGTTTTACCCGTCTGACGAGCAAACATAGCCACCTTGAACCGGCTTTTATCATTTAGCCAGTTTTTTTGATAGTTATAGAGAACGGTTTTATTCGATGCCATAAACTGCTTTTACCATTTTTTGCACATCTTCAAGACTCACGCCTTGTTCTTTCCCTACTTCTTCCACTGCTTCTGCAGCACGCTTAATAGTTTCCTGGCGTATTGCTTGCTCACGTTTAAAACTTAAACTTTCAGCCTGTTCTAAGCGTTGAATAGCAGACGATAATAATGCAAGGTCTTTGGGTTCAGCCTGGCCGTTTTCGCTCATACCAATGGATGTTTCAAACGCTAGGTTCTTAACAATTTCCATCAATAGCTTGCCAATGTCGCTCTGTGGCGCTTCACCGAATTGTTTCGTCCAAATTTCGGCGACTTCACGCGCGTTGCGAATCTTGCTTGCCATTTGTTCCATGCGGCTGGCGTAACGGTTAAGGCCTGTGCGGCTTAATTGATAGCTGTCATCTAACCCGCAATCACGGATCAGGTCGTTGATTTCTTCAAGGATTTGCGCTTGTGAAAGGTGTTTGTCCCGCAACATCATTGCCAGTTGGGTTTTGATATTAGGTGGAAGTAAGTCCACTTTGCTTGCGCGGCCGCGTGTATTTTTATCGGTCATTTAAACCTCCTTTAAATTGGGTTTAAATCTTTGGACTTGGCTTTTTTACGCCGTCCACGAAAGCGCGACCTTGTGCCACATCCAACCCACGCTGTGTGATAGTAGCCACGAAGAAATCTTTGCCGTTGTTGTTTAAACGTGCCAGCGTAATCAAGCCTTGCTCTTCAAGCCATAACAGGTGGTTTCGCACTAAGTCTCGGCTAATATCGTGGCCATACATATCTAAGCAATCATTTAAAATGCTTTCATTGGCATCATAACCACACTCTTCAAGCGAGCGCAGAATAACCAATCGTTGATCTTTGGTGAAAATATCTTGGCGCATCATTCTTTATTTACCTCTTTTTCAATTAACAACTTCACTTGATGGTTAAGGCTGCCAATGTTGGTATTTAATACGTCGGTTTTGCCTTTCATTTCCGTCATTAATAAACGCAAATCAGCCACTTCTTTTGAAGTTGGCAGATGTCTTAATTCGCCTTTCACTTCCGATAGGCTTTTTTCGTTGTTTTCAATCGCCTTGCGCAAGTCTGACACATCGGTTTTGCGCGCGTATTTGCTGTCCATGGTCAACCAAAAATAAGTCCACACAGCCCCGCCAATCGCCACAACGATTGCCCAATGACGTTGGATAAACTCCAGTGTTTCTAGCATTATTTAGGTTCCTTCTTTTGGCAGATCTTTTCATAAGTCAAGTTATGATTAAGCACCTGCCGTTTGGTTTCTTCTGTATCTTTACGGCTTGGATAAATAAGACCGAATGCTGAACATCCGCTAGTCTTCACGGAAATAACCTTTTGACTGCAGCTGCTCATCAACAGACTTGCTAGACAAAGTGCGGTTAGTTTCAGTAATGTTTTTTGCAGTGTTTGCATTTTCTAACTCCTGTGCGACTGCGGCCGCTTCACGTTTTACGAATTCGATCTCTTCTTGTTGCTTGCGAATTTTGGCCGCTTGCACGCGACCATGGATAAACACACCAGCCAAAACGGCGAAAGCCGCCCCCACAATATAAAGATTAATCACCGTTACCTCCTTGCCCATTGCGGCTTTGCATTGCATTGGCGAAACCTTTCGTTGCTGCACCACCGCCGCAAAAAATAGCAAATGTTGTAAATAATTCGCCCACATAACTACGATCCAACCATACGGTATAGACCAGTACGCCGGCCATTAATAGCGCGCCAAAAAACTGGATGAACGCAGTCGTTGATAATCGTCCATCATTGTTGGTGATCAGTTCTTTCATTCCCATTTTCTGTTTCCTTATTGAAATAATCTTGTTGCGCTGAAACATACCCCCATAATGTCAGTACACTCGCGCAGAAAAAATAACCGTAATAGGCCAACATTAAGCCCAGCAGAGTGCTGGTTACCATTTCCCAATAAAACTTGGCTCTTGTATATTGGTATAGAGAAGAAGTACCACATAAAAGCGCCAACAACGAAATCGCTGTAAAAAAGTAAAACAACCACTCATAGGCTTGAACAAGGTTCTTTATTGCAAGCTCATTGGCAGATATAAAGCCACCAAAAATCATGATCTCCCATAACACTGAAAACAGTGTGATGCCACGTACTTCTCGCTCCATCATGGTCTCCAACGAGCATAAAAAACGGTGGCGGCGGTCATACCTTTATTTACAACTCGGTTGCGTTGCGCGTTATTGCTTGATTTCCAGCCGCGTGAAAATGATTTTTTAGCCTTTGCTGAATAGGTTGGCGCGCTCATTTCCCCTCCTGAATTTTTTGGCATTGATAGAAATTACCGCCCACATTAAATTTGCCGTAACTCTGGCAGGTGTCCTGAATGTTGATCATTGTGATGATAACGACAAAACAACATACCGCTCCGCCAGCGCACAAAAGTGCAGCAAACTCTTGGTCTATAATTAGTAAAATAACGGCTAAAAAGACGAACACGCCGAATAAAAACATTGCAAGTCCCATATTTACCCCAGAAATAAATGGTCAACGTTAATCACTTGCTCACTATCCAACCACGTCCAAACATCAAAACAAGGACAGTCTTTAATCCACTCATTCGGAGTGATTGTGCCGTCACCATTAACGTCTGGACTCAAATCACGATGTCCACAAATGCGTGCGCTGGGGTGCTCGCTCTCTAATTTTTGCAATAATTTGTGCAAGGCGAGCCATTGTTTTTCGGTATATTCACCATGGTTTTTGCCAGTTGTGGTAATACCACCAACAAGACAAATGCCTAGTGAGTGTTGATTATGGCCTTTCACGTGCGCGCCAATTTCACCAACCATTCGACCTGTTTCAACCGTGCCGTCGGTGTCAATTACAAAGTGATAGCCAATATTAGGCAGGTGCGGGTTGAATTTTTTGGCTAAAATTGGGTCGCGTTTAAAACCGCGTTGTGAGTGCCAGTCATTAATACGTTGAGCGGCAGTTTGATTAACTGTTCTGAGTTGCTTGCCGTTACGAGTAGCGGAGCAATGGATCACAATTTTTGTGATAGGTAAGGATAAAGACATAAAAAAACTCCTTTTGTAAGACTAAAAAGGAGTTTAAAACAGGCTCGTTTGTTTTGATTTTAAATTGATTTAAAGACGTTATTTGCGCATAAATTCAAATTCTTTCATTACTTCGCCCATATTAATACTTTCAGGCAGCGGAAGCCCAAATGTGTCTTTATAATTGCCTAGCATTGACACATATTTCAATTCTTCATCGTATAGGCTCATAGCTTTGCCATTGAGAGCATAGAAGCGTTTAACAGGATCTTTTACTTTATCATAATAAAAAACATACAACGATGATGGCGATTGCCCAATAGCAATGTAATTGCAAGCTAGATAATAATGCTCTCCAATTTTTCTACTTTCACAAGTCGCAGCTTTATCACTGTCTTTAGGAAGTAGTTTATAAAGATTTAGTTTTACATCTGATATTTCTGATGATGTTGGAGCGTTTGGGTCTTGTTCCTCTGAACAAGAGGATAATAAACAAGCAAGCGCACCTGTTAAAAGCATAGATAGTATTTTTTTCATTATTTATCCCTTAAATTGGCAAAAGCAATGTACTAATAATACCTTTAATTTAATTTTATTCATATAAAAAACGCCCTTTCGGACGTTTTTTGTCATTTTTATCGGTTATGAGTTGCCAAACATATCAAACTGACGTCTTGCAATTTCTTCTTTTGTGATTTTCTTCACAATCTGATAAATCCACTGCATTGACACGTTGTATTTCCGTGCAAGTTCACGGTGATTTGTGCCATTGAATTCGTTAAAAATCTTACGGTCACGCTCGTTTAGTAATAAAACAAGGTTACGCGGGATATAAATTACCTCACCGCCCCAGCATTGCGCGATATGATTTGCCACTTCAATGCTGATTTGCTGGGCGAGTTTTGGCTCAATATCAGCGATTTTTTCTTTGATTTTTACTTCTGTGTGTTTTGCTAAATCCGCCAAAATTTCAGGCGCTTTCTCATTAAACGTTTCAATTTGTTCATTGCTTGCATTCAACATAGCCACCCCTACTGGTTGGACGATCACTATTGTTCAAAATTATAGCGATTTTACAATGCGTTGTGCGGATTATTTTTGCAAGTCAAATTTTTGTTTGAAAATAATTACTTGATTTATAAATAAAAAAACCGCCTTTCGGCGGTTAAAAAAAGTTCATTTTCGCTGTTTATCTTTCCACTTTTTCCATACATCATAGCCTGGCAAGTGTTCCACCGGCTGGCCTAGCTGATAAAAACGCTCAATATATAAAATGGTGTTTTCAATATCATCATTGCCGTGATTGGCGCGCTCTGCCTGTTGGCGTTCTGCGTTATTTACGGCTGCCGAGCCTGTACCGGAAAAGAGTGGTCGGTTCGTTTCCATCACTTGCATTAAATAGCGGTGATTGTTAAGCGGGGCTAGATTTCGGCTTTCGCGGCGTTTTTTCTGCACTGAATTGACCGTTTCACTCAAACAGTGGGCTAATAATTGAGAAGGTGGGAATAAATCTAACACTTCGCGCATTAATTTTACCGCTCTTGAGTTACTTAGCGCTGATTTATCCGGGCGAAATAGTGCAATGTATGAAACCAAAGGGCGGGCTACGCCATATTTTAACTCGGTAAGCAGCCCTAAAATTTCGCGCCCCGCTTCATCTTCTAAAAGTTGGTCTAAATGAATATCGGAGTGGCATACAGGACAGCGGCATAATTTCATAGACCACCTCTTGCTTGCCATTTTTTCAATCGCTCAAGCACTAAACTGGCCATATCATCGCGTAAAGCCCCCACGTTAAGCACTTGAATATTCATCCCGCGCTTAGTGTAAATAGGGTTCACTACGCCGCGCACAAACGCATTGAGCGCGTTTTCTGACCCATCTCGCACAAGCCCTTGTTTGCTCATTTCAATCCAAATGGCGCGAATTTTGTACGCAATGTTGCTTTTTACAACCGCACTTTTCCCGCTTGGCGAATGATTTCGGCGGCTGGTTTTCTTAAATCCTTTGGCTTCCATTTCCGCTTCCACTTTCATTAACTCTGTCACGCTCATTTCTTTGCATGATGTTTTCCCGGTAACGCGCTCAAGCATGGCGCGGTAGCTATATTCATCCATTGCCAGTTTTTGCTTGGCTATATGAATTAGCTGGATCAGCTTTGGTTTAGTTTTATGCATTGTTTATTCCTTTTTAAAACACATTATTCAGCCCACTTAAACGTGGCTTAAATGGGCTGTAAATGGGTTTTATTTTTCTCGCTGAAGGATCTCGTCAATAACTGGATCATTCAAAATAATTCTCTCAATAAAGCCAATCAACATACGACCAGTTTCATTGGGATTTTCGACTTTCGCACTAACTTCCCATTCGTCATTATCTTGGGTGCAAAAATCTAATTTTATTTTGTGTTCGAAACCACTTTTGACGTTATCGTCCATACCCTCAATCACAATCCAACCCGCTCTCACAATTTCAGGCAACTTAAACATCAAACAAGTCATCGCGTCCTTCACATATAAAGCTGGGGCTTGATGGTATTCTGTGTTTACATTAAAGGTTAAATCGTCATCACCGACTCCCACTTTAAGCTCAAACGTTACTGAATATTTTTTTTCTTCCATTTCACTCATCTCACCAATCTCATTCTTAAACCTGGCAACAAATTCTGCACATTCCCCACATAAACCGCAGCATATTGAGCTTGCCCTGTGCGAAGATAGGTTTGTGCTTTAATAAGCTGCATTGCTGCTTGTTGCAATATTTCATCCAACCGCATTTTTTCTTGCTCAGTCATACTTCCTCCACTTCAACCACGTCATCAATTTCTGTAATGGTGTGCGGTAGTTTATTTACATCGCATACATTTAGGTCGCACATGTCTAAAACTTGTTCGTTGCTTTCTGCTTCAACAACGGCTTCTACTAAACAGTAAAAACGGGCTGTATATTTCGCCATAATTTCCTCCTAGAAAGGTTTTCTAATTACTCGGTCACAAAACGCGGCGCGGCGTTTGCACCATTCTTTATTTTTTTGGCCGCTCGCATTAAGTTCTGCGATTGCCCATTGTTCCTTGGCATCTTGTAAGTCGCCTTGGCGTTCACTTTTTGCCGCTTTTTCGCTGTAATATTTAAAGCGGTTAAATTTGTGGATATTTTCCATTTTTTTGTTTCCTTTTATGGTTGGTTAAAACTTATTATGAACGCCCCTTAAATTAGGGTTTAAAGAGCGTTTAAATAGGCTTTATTCCTGGTCTAATATGCCCACCATTAGGCTTAGAATTACCCCGGCAATCAAATAGGACACCGGGTTCAATGCCCAGGCTGGCATCATTTTGCCTCCTGTTCAAAAGGGGTGATCACAAAATCTTCCACGCCGGTTTTAATTGTTACACCCGCCACTGTTGCGGCTAATTCAGGCTCATTTAACATGGCCTCTTTGTTGATTTCTTCCTTGGTGCGAATAAAACGAACCAGGCCTAACGTGTGCAAACTTTCAATCACGCTCTCTGTGCCGCGAATACCGACTGACGGTGGGCGTTGTCGCCATTGCACTTCACCGGTATTGAAAGTGCCTGTTTTGGTTTTGCCGTTTAATGTCAATTCATCGCGGCGGCTTTCACACCAGGCTTGCACTGCATCTTGTTTTGGCGCAAGCTTTTCTTTGATTGCGTTCATCAATGGGGCGTATTCTTCGGTGATTGCGGCCAAGCGGTCGTTTTGTTCAATCGCTAGGCGTTCTAATTCGCGGTTTAAATCGCCGATCTCTTTAATTGCCACTTCCACTTCATCGCGCGTTTGATAACGCACTGCAAATGTGTCGGTTTTAATTCGGGTTGGTTTTTTTGCCATTTTTTCCTCCTGGTTTTTAGTGTAAATAACTGCGCCAAATTACCTTGATGCCTTCGACCATCATTTGATATTCGGCAAAATGCACGCCATCGTTGCCTTGGATATAAGCAAGCGCCTGGCCTGTTTTCTCTAATTTCTTCGTTAATGCGTTCGGCTCAATGCGCACGCGCGGTTTGATTTTGTCAAACTCAATGCTTAATACATGCAAGCCCATTTTGTTTAACTCAAACACGCATTTTTGGGTTTGCGATAAGTAACCTAGGGCGATTTTGTTGCAGCCACCAAACACTGGATGGGGTTTAGTTTGCTCGCGCAAGGTGTTGTTTTTTGTAATGCTTGTCATTAGTTCGCTCCTTTCATTTGTGCTTGGGCGGTTAAAATTAGGTCTAGTGTGATGACAGTGCCTTGTCCTTTCGCTGTCATGCCGGCTAGGCGTAAATATTGCGTTAAAGCGCGTAAGCCGCCCGCCTTGCCGCCGATGTCATAAAGGACGGTCATTAAATCCTTGTCGGCTATATCAAGCCCCCAGGCTTGCGCGATGGCTTTAATATCGCCTTTTGTGCTAGCTTTAACGCCGCAGTTGTTACCAATTCGTGACCATAAACGCGCGTATTCATGCGCCTGGTTTACGCCGCCCTGGATTCGGGTGTAAACTTTATCGTTACCAATTAGTGCAAAGCCTACTTCGGCTTCTTCTTGAATAATGCGGATCTCTTCTAACGCGTCATAAGGAAGGTGGTCGCTTTCATCAATGATGACCAAACCCTGTGTGCCTTTGAGCTTTTTAGTAATTAGGCGTGATAGGCGGTCTTTACGGCGTGGCGCATCGTTAATACCTAACTCAAGGGCTAACTCATACAAAATACTGCTTAATGTTGCGCGCGCTGGGCTTGCGGTAATCATCCACACGTTTTGGTTGGCTTTTTTGTATTCTTGGCATGCTTTTGTTTTACCTACACCGCTCGCGCCGTAAACGGTCACCATGGTTGGCAAAATCTTGGCCATATCTAACGCTGCAAATACTTTCTTGGCGGTCGGAATTTCGATAAAGTGCGGTGCTTCCACAAACACTTTTTCTTTTTTCTCGCGGGTTGAAAGCCAGTTTTTTAATGCGACTTCTACGTTTTCAACATTCCCGGTATAAGTGCCTTTTAAATATGCACTCAACGCCCCGGCAGAAATCCCAGCTTGCGCGGCAATTTCGCGCTGCGTGTGGACTTGGTTGTCTAAAAGTTGTTTGATTTGTTCAATTAAAGTCATGTTTAACGCTCCTTAAATGCGGCTTAAAGCCCTTTTTCTTCTTTAATCATGGCTAATCCTTTACGCCAGCCTTGTTCAAAATCGTTGGTATCTTCATCGTCATCTAATACCGCTTCGTGTTTACGCACTGCGTTACCTTCTTGTCGGAATAGCTCGATGATTTTCGGTTCTAGCGGTTCTTCTTCCTCGAATTGAGGCTGATAACGCGCTGCTTCTTGTGCATTCATAGTGAGTGTGGCTTTCGCTTGGGCTTTCACCGCTTTCACCATTTGTTTGCGTGCTTTATCGTGTTCTCGGCCTTTCGTTTTATCACCAAATGCCACCGCATCTGTACATTTCGCTTCGGCTAAGAACACGCCATCCAAACCGTAAACCCACACTTTGTTGTGCAAGTCTTGCGGGTCGAATTTCACCACCACCTTGCGGTGTGCTGTGGCAATCAGCTCGCTCGCTAAATAGCGGTTTTTGCGATTATTGACCTTGCCACCAGCTTCTAACTCAAATGTGCCGTCTTTTCTCAATGTAACGGCTTCGCTCATCAACATTAAAAACCGCATTTGTTCTGCGCTTGCCTTGCGAATTTGCGCCTTGGCGTAATCGCGCTCAAACACTTGGCTGAAACTGTAAATGCCTTGGCATATTTCGGTTTGTCTGCCTTCGCGTTCATTGAAAGTGCGGATGCCATCTTCTATGGCTAAAATAAATGTGTCGTAATCTACGCCGTCTTTCCCGCCGTTATAGTTGTCAGGCTTGCTGTAAACATTTTCCCCGGCGTAAAAGCCCGCTAGGCTTGGGTGTTTATCAACTAACTCGCCTAAACCCCCGTGTGAAAACGCACGTTCGATTGGTTTTGCTTGCCCGTGACCTTTGCCAAATTGCACCGATGTCCACAACAATTCGATGCCAAGCATCGGGATAATCCCGGTCACATCATCTTCTTTTACTTTGAAGCGGTAGCGGTTCTTAACGCCCCCTGTCATCCATTTATTTGCCGCTGCGCGGGTGTTATCAATGGTGCATTTTTTCGGGATGCCGTATTTCCAAATCAGATCCATCAAACTTAATCGGATGGTGTCGCTGTTTTCGCTTAAATCTACGCGGTAGGCGAGAATTTTGCGGGTGCGAATGTCTTGCCAAATCCAGGTTTTAGGGCGGACAATTTCGCCGTTATGCCAACGCACAAATACGTTGTGTTGATAACCGTCGCCGTTAATCCACTCAAGGGCTTCAATTTCGGCCACTGTGCGGCGCATTGATGGGTAATATTGCATGACTGCATGGTCACCTTCGCGTAATTGCACTTGCACTAATTTCGGCACTTCTCGCGCGATTTTGCGCTTAATGCTGCTCGCTGATGGAATTGACCAGCCATTTTCTCGTGCGGCGCGTTTTAAACGTTCGTAACAGCTGCCAAATTGCGGGCATTCCGGTCTAAAATAGTCGGCTTTAAATGCCTCCCAGGCTTCTTCTGTGAAGTCTGCTTCTTTGCCAGCTTTTTTGTTGCTGTGTTTATCCAACAATAAAGGTAACCAATCCGGGCGTTCAAAAGACCGCACTTTGTAATACCAACGTTTGAGTGATCCTTTCGCGATTTCATACTCAGTAGAAACCGCATCAAGCGCCATCATTAATGCCACGTTGTTTCTCACTAAATCGTCTAGCTTGTGCAGTGGGGCGAGTTTCGCTTTTGCTTCTTCCTTTTGTTTATCGGTCGCTTTTTCATAAGGCTTCCAAATAACTTCCGGTAGGTAGTTGAGTTCTTTTTTAGCTTTCGGCGCTTCTGCCATAACTGGAGTCGCGTTTTGCTTTAATAAGATCTCGGCTTGGGCATCTTCAGGTAAGGAACTGAATTTATACTCAAATGTTTTCCCTTTTACGCCTTCTCTTTGACGTTTAACCCAATTCTCGCGGTCGGCTTTTTTGGTTATGCCACGATCTGATTTTGGTAGAGTTTCAAGCCCTAAAAGCTCTTGAACTGTTAGCCACTTTTCCATAACCAGCTCCTTTTTATAAATAACGTTCAGGCCATATTTCTTGCACTGGAACATTGATACAATCAGAGATGATTTTTTCCCCTTTCGGGTATTTACGGTCTAATGCATTTGCTAGTGTTCTTGGGTGCAGTCCGGCGTCTACAGATAACTGTGTCAGCGTTGTTCCTTGTTTACGAATCGCTGCAATAATGTCGGCGCGATGCATATTTTTTTTACTCTTTTTCATTATGTGCTATCCTTATTACGATGATTTATGTAAGTGAGTAACTTGAAAGGAACTATACAACTATTTTGTAAGGAACTCAATAGTTCGTTTCAAGAATTTTAACTATTTTTTATAGTGCTTTAAAAATCAAATAGTTAAATGCTTACTTTTAGAAACGAACTGAGTTCCTTACTAAAATTCTTATGAAGAACTTGAAAGAGTGGTTTTCAATAAAGGAATTGATGGATGAAAACTTAATAGGGCTTCCGGCCTCGGACAAAGGAATTGTTAAAAAAGCCGACCGCGAGAATTGGGTTAAACGTCAAAGAGAAGGCGTAAAAGGAAAGACGTTTGAGTACCATTACTCGTCCTTCCCACTTGAAATACAAAAGGAGTTGGGCTTTTATCCCACTGAAATGCGCATGCACGTTCCGGATATTGCAGAAACGGCGGGGCGTTATATAAAAGAAGCCTTAAATAAAGCCACTGAGCTTGTTAGCGTGCCTTTTTATAAGACGTTCGCTTCTGCGGGCTTTGGTGCGTTTAATGATGACGTGTATGAACCGGATGATTTTGTGGGGCTAAGCGCGCGCTGGTTGCAGCAACGCGGCCTTCAAAAGAATAAGCTGGCATTTATTCTAACCTCCGGCGATAGCATGACCCCAACAATCCACCACGGCGATATGTTATTAATCAACCGTGCCGTAACCACACCGCGTGATGGGCAGATATATGTTATTCGTTCGGGTGATCAGCTTTGGGTTAAGCGCGTCCAGGGTATTCCTGGCGGCATTCGCTTGATTAGCGATAATAAAGAAATCTACGCCCCGATAGAGCTGAAGTTTGAAGATAATTTAAACTTTGAAGTGTTGGGTCAGGTTGTTTTCATCGGCCACGACTTAATTTAAAGATTTAAACCTAAATTTAAAGCCATTTAAACCGCGTTTAATGTTTCCCATTTTTAGCGGTTAAACTGCCAATATTTAGAAAAATTTTCTCATTTCATTATTTCTATTTTTTAACTAATAAAAAAGGGGCTGGCACGCCGCCAAGCCCCGTTTTATCTATATTCATCCCGCTTATTCCCGAAAATTCCCGCCCAATCCCTATTTGTTTTTATGTTTCTCATATTTAGTGGTTGGATACAATGGAAGAATCTCAAGAACTAGAAAAGCTGCCTAGAGTAGTGACTAGT